ATTGATTTCTTTTTGAGCGTTTGCGAACGCTGTGTATTTACTGTTAATAAACCTTTCCCGCTTTGCTAACTGACCTGCTGACTTTTGGATAGCCGCTTCACGAACCTGAATGTCTCGGAGCTTGAGTGCCAATTCTTCTTCTCTCCTTGACAACTGATTATTTTCAGCGTCTATTCTTGATTGGTGTTCTGCTACTTGTATTTTAGCATTTTCAACCATATTGTCAGCATGGTGTAGCTCGTTTTTGGCCTCCAAACGGTCACGAGATGCCTCTTCCAAGGCTAGACGTGCTTCTTCCTTATCTTTGACTGTTTGTGCGCTCACAGAGGCAATGTGGGCTTTATCTTTTTGAATAGAAATTCTATCTCGTTCAATATCGCCCATGCGCTCATCTAATTCATCAAGGCGTATTTTTCGGATAGTTTCCCATTCCTGGTCAAAAGGAGTTTTAAGATTTGAGTTATGCCGTTCGAGCACATCATTCTCGAACACTAATTCTTGTTTCTTGTGCAACAAACCATCTATCTCTTTCTGTACGATAACCGTTGTTTCCTTTCGGAAATTCTCAAGATTATTTTGTTCTCTTACCAATTCCAACCGCACGGCATCGACTTTCTTTGCTATCGTAAGACCCTCTCTCACCTCCTGTTCACGTTCGAGAGCTTGCTCTTTCTCAACCTCGGTCTTGGTCGGTAATCTCATGATTAGATAGCTTCGCCTTTTCCTGTCACCAAGGTATCGGTTTCAGTTTCACCATTTCCATAGCTTGCATCTCGTACTGGACGGGCGACACGAGCTTGGGGACGTTTCTTGCCTTCCGGTTCGACTTCTTCGGTCTTCAGTTCACTCCGAGGGAGTGGGTCAAGACAGCGTTTAATGTACGAATCCAATTCATTTTCGGTATAGGAGACGGCGGCATGAAGACTGTGCACACCTTCATTCTTTGCGGTTAATTCACCAGCTCTCTTTGATTTGCGAAATTCTCTGTCAGCCAACTGTTTGGCAAACATGGTACGGATATTAAAAGTCTCGATAGGAGATGCGGTAGGGATAAAGAGAGGGACAGTTGACTTCTGTGGAAACGTATAGACTACGTTATTCCATTTCGCCTGGAACTCCTCTTCAGAGAAGTTAGTGAAATAAAGAACACCCGTATGATTCTTCGGCAACTCGGTTGCGAATTGATATTTCGTATTATATCTAGTATTGGTACTCATAATGCTTACCCTTTGCAGGGCGATTAGTTCCCCTTGCAGGGATTGATAATGGTAGCCGCTTAATTGCGTGCTCCATACTGCCCTCTACAAGATGTTGGTCTTTGAGGGCAGAATTGGAACCTACAACTGAAGGAACACCATACCGTAATCCGTACTGACCTGTGTGGTCATCGAGATTGCGATTTGGGGAACAGTCGTTTCCGTGGCAACAAGCAATGCACCTGCTGTGTTACCTGACGGACCGAGAGGATATCCAACCGTGGTCGTGGTGTCAATAAGACATGCAACGGGGCCATGTGTTTGGATAAGACCATACTGGGCGATGCCATTGGCAGTCAATGCACCAGTTGTGGTGTTGTATGTGGGGACAGTCGAAGCGGCAATCGGAGTAATAGATACGCCAATCGGAGCTCCCGATACTGAAGTCGGAGCGACAATGACACCCGATGATACTCCACCTGCGGCAGAGGCCGACATACAACCGTATGGATTGTAGACGAGCGATACCTTAGTGGTTGCATCAAGAGTTGTCTGAAGAGCGTCTTCTAATGTGACAACAAACGTTGCACCATTGGCGGCGGCCTGGTGAGAGGCAATCTTCAAGTGCTGTCCTGCACCCGTACCTGTCTGCGTGATGAGGTATCCACCCTGAAATTGATTGACAGAGAGAACGGTAGAACCGTTTGTAACGAGAATCTGAGTGGAACCCGCTGTCGCAGGATAGGCGGTGGGAACAGTCATAGACAAACCGAGTGCTGTCGTAATCTGTGCGGGGGTTGAAACAACCTTTCCAGCGACAAGAGCTGCTCCGCCGTTTACTACGAGGACGAACTCGCGGCCATCCGAAGTCTCGAACTTCTGACCAACATAGGTGCAGAAGTTTGGGTCATAGAAGCCAGTGCCTGTACTCGGTTGCGCCCCGGTAGCGGGGATGGCCGAGAACGCTTCATAGGTTACTGCTGGTGTAGCGGTGCCAGTGTAGTTCGTATTGCCCGTATTGGTAGTTGGGGCAATGAACGGACTGATTGTCCCTACTGCTGGTTTTTGTGTAATTCTGCTCATTTATTTTTAATGATTAACCGATTGATAATTAACTTGCAACTGTGTGAACTCCCACCGTACAAACGGCAGTGTTGGTGGCGTTTGTAAAGATGTTTAGATACGTTGCTGGTGCCCAAAGCTGAGGATATGGCGTTTGCCAGGTGCTACTGGCAACCGTTGACACGGTGCTAGAAGTAGCTAGGGTGACATACCCAGTTGCGGGAGAAACCGACAATACGGTGGTAGAACCTGCGTAACTTTGAGTCGAAGTGGCCATTGTAAAGGTAAGAGCTGCAACGCTACTCGATACAGTTCCAACCCCCTGACAATCCGCGAAGACGCTTGTGACGTATCGAGCATTCGTATCAGTATTCAGGATTGAGGTAGTAGTTCCCGTACTCGAAGAAAGATTCATTACCGTCGAATATTCCTTAGAAGTAGAGAAATCACTGCCAGCGGGTGAAGAGCCAGCAACACTTTGGAACTGAGTTGTTGGCCAAAATGAATGACCAAGAACTAATCCTATAGCGGCTCCAACAATGAGTGCCGCAACAACAATTTTTGTGGTGGTATTCATGTTAGTACACGATATAGCTTACTGGTAATGTTGAGCTTTCGCTGTCTGACGAAGTAATAATGCACTGACCTGGTGTTACTGCAAATGCCCATTGTCCCGCTTGTGGAACCGAACCCGTCACCCAGGCATCAACTTGTGAATTGGTACTGATGTACGAATCCTTGATGGTCAGGGTGTTTCCACCCGCTCCCCATGTGAGTGTGTTTATAGTCTTATATTTCAACGGGGGAAGCGTTGATTGTGGACTCTGGTGACCTGTGCTCATTTGATTTTAGGTGGCGTGTGGCTATTCGCCTTTGACGCTACAAATTAGCTATTAAGAACTCGTTACGTTAGTAAGGGCAGCATTTCTCCAGGGGTCGGTACAGATAAGCTGACCACCCATGATGATGAAGCCGTTGATTGCGCCCATGTTATAGGCACGAATCCAACCAGTCCATGTAAAGGCTCCTGTCGGAGAGTACATTGAATCCTCATACACGTTACCAACAATGTCACCAGTCTTCTGGGAGATTGTGGTACCTTCCCACCATTTGAGAGCGTGGAAATTGAGAAATTCGGTATTGAGCATGTAGATAGTTCCGGTTGTGACTTTTTTGTCGCGGAAGAATGACATGCCGTCCCATACCAAGTCTGCATAACCTGAAGCAGAAGCGGTCTGGGAGTTCTTTGCGGCGGCGGCTTCAAAGCCTGTCATCATGTTGCGTTGCAACGGAGTGTAAAGTGCTTCGATGTATGCCCATGTGGTGTAATCCGTCAAGAGCATATCGGGACGAATCGGACCATCTGAAATTTGATTCCAAGAGGTACGAAGTGCTAAGAGGGTAATTGAACCGCTAATATTGTTGATATATGCGTTCAAGCCCTGATAGGTTGCACGTGAAAGACCGCCATACTGTGCGAGGTCTGCACCGTTGTCTACGATACCAGCAAGACCCATAGGGGCTTTGCCATCAGCAGCAGTACCATCACCCTGAAGGTAGTTACCGATGTCGTCGGCGGCGTCCTGTCCACGGCTTTTCATGGTTTGTTCCATGAGGTCGAGAACCTTCAAAGAGCCGTTGCCTTCTGCACGGTTCTGTGAAATGTCCGTACCCGCAAGTGCGATGTTGGTCGCTACGAACGCAGGGTAGAAGAACATATTTACCGTCGTCGGAACCTGATTGATGGGGAGAACGTCAAAACCGCTGAATGGAACGGAGGCAACACCTTTCGCATACTTGATGGGAAAGAGCATCTGTGAACCTTTCCAGCGCTTGACTTTTGACAAAATCTTTCCGAAGAAATAGTTGTCACGAAGAACCTGGTCAACCCACTCTGGGGCCAAGTATTGGTTCGTCGTTGTCGTTATAAGATTATTAGGACCCATAAATAATTAGTAATAATTAACTGTTAATCTGTTGCAGATAGTCTATATACTCACGGCCACTACGGAACTTTCGTTCTTGGGTCGTACCCGTTGTACCCGACGATGCCATAGACCTATCTGCGAGTGCCTTCTGGCGTTGGGTTGATTCACGGGGTTTGGTATTCAGTTGTTGATACACTTCAAAGGATTTTTCAAAGTCTGGGAAAGAATCAGTGGTCAGGCCTTCAAGAAAATCAATAAAGCCATTGCGGAGTTTTTTGGACTCTGTGGTGGAACCAGAAAGGTCTACATCAAACGTATCTTCAACTTGGGCGAACCCAGAGTCAATGGTTTGTGAATCTTTCTGTTCCTCTTGGCTCACTGATTCGCGCTCGCTCCTGATTTCTTCAAGAACTTCTGTCCGTGTCCTTTCGGAGACCTCTTTAAGCTTCTTATCCATGAAGGCTTTGGCGAACTTGCCCTCAGGCGTGTCGCCATAGAATTTCATTTCATCAGGGTCGGTTGACGCATCAGCTCGCTTTCCTAATTCTAGGAGAGCATTGGCACGTTCTTCCGCTCTGATACGAGCTTCGCGGTCTTCTTGAGCCTTCTGACGAACTTCTTCCATTTCTCGAACAAACCGTCGCTCCCTACGATTGCGTGGTGAATCGTCCTCGTCCTTTTCAGGCTTTGGAGTGACAATCGGTTCGTCTCCGAGAATGTTGGTATCGTCATTAACAACACTGTCCTGCGACTTTAGTCCTTTCAAAAACTCTTCTTCTGTTGAATTTGTCATATATTTTGCGCCTTTTCAGGCGGCTACATTCAAGCTCTTCGTTATGACACTGGTGGAGCTTTACAGCCATTACTACTAATAAAAAACAACGACACGCCTTTTGCAAGGAATGCCGTTGTTCGGATTGATGCTATTGTACTACTCCCTACAAAGTGTGCAACTACTCCCTACCTCCACGCTTCTTTTTCTCCAAAGCCTCTTTTTTCTTAGCCTTAATACGCTTCTCATAGGCTTCAGCTTGCTTCTCGCCACCAAGCTCTTCCAACTCATGCTTAGCCTCATGTTTGAGCTTTTTGTTGTGGCCTTTTTCTATGTCTCTAAATAAGTCCATGTTATTGATTTTCGTTCTTACCTTTAAGATTTTCCTCTTTCCTACTCATGCCCTTTCCTTCTTCACCGCCAAAGGGTGTCTTTAACTTCTTGCTTTCTAATGCCCTCTTCTTACGAGGAATGACATCTATATTTTTCTTGCGGAGTGCGGCATCACGCTCCTTATGTGTTCCTGGCTTATATCCCTTAAATTCTGGTTTTTCCATGTTATTTTTTCTTACTTGATAAGGCTTTGCGCTTCTCACTATAGGCAATGGCGATAGCCTGTTTGCGGGGCTTGCCATGCTTCTCTTCTATACCGATATTTTCACCAAATGCTTTTTTTGATGCTGAATGATGTAGTGGCATATTAATTATGTTATTTTGGCAATGGAACACTACTCAAACTCGCTGTCGCCGGTACTCCTCCCGTGGTTCCTGGCTGTTGAGGTGGCACCTGTCCCTGACCGACCGCTCCGGCTGGAGTAGGCTGGGCAGCCGCTTGCTGTTGCATAGCCGCTTGTTGGGCTTGCGCCGCCTGTGCCGCTACTTCAGGGAAGTTTAACTCAAAATACAACTGGGGCGAAAGTTTGTACAGCATATATTGCCCTGCAGTTTCTTTAGGATTGGGAAAGTTGATACGGGTGAAGAATGTCTGTGGGTCAAGTAATCCTTCCTGTGCAAGAGTCATGGCCTGATTCATCTCGGTTATTTGGTCATGGGGCTTCATACTATCAGGTGTAACCGATACCACGAGCCGAGCATTGAGGTTCTGTGAGGAGAGTTCTATGTACTCCGTGGCTTTGAGTTGCCCAACAACCGAGGCAAAGTGTTTCTCATCGTAGTAGACGTAATAGAGTTGTACCCACCAGTTGAATACGGAACGGGCGACCATTTCCAACTTATCTCCAATTCCTCCACCAATACGGGAATTATCATACTGCTGGTTGAGTATCATGCCCCGTGCGGTCTGGTCTTCATCAGAGGCTTGGGCAGTGATGCCTTGTACGCCGAAGATAGAGCGAATGTTGTTCATGTTGTTCTCCAGTTCAGTGAAGAACGCCGCAGGTACGGTTGGAGGTGGGAAGTCCTTAATCGCCTCGCTTATCGGCCTACCGGCAGGAACAAGAATAGGGTGGCCTTTATGCCAGCCTGTAGCGGCTTGTTTAGCGGTCTGTTGGTTGAAGTTTTCACCAGAGAATACCGTGGAGTTGTTTGCTCGTGAAAGGTTGAAGTCTAATTGCTCTGTCCTGCGAGAGATAAGACGCTGTTGAGGAATGTTCTGCTCAATAAGGCCGGTGATGTCATGGGGTTGGGTTTGGATATTGAAAACGGATAGGAATGTGTAGGGCTTAATGGGCTTGGCAAAGTGATTCTTGCCTTGTACGGCTTCTACAGCAGGTTGCAAAAGTGTACCATCTTCGGCGGTGAGGGCTTCCTGGCCTTCTTCGTCATAATTAAAATGAGGATTTTTATGCTTGTCCAAAACTGCGTCTTTGAGGGTATAGAAACAATACTCATCAGTCCACCATTCGGTATAGGTTACATCGGTGCCGAGTTTCCCATCAACGAGGAGGACGATAACGTCTTTCTTCTTGGGGAACATTTCTATCAGGCGTTCGGCCTTGACGGTAATCTTCTCTCCTAGCCATGAGGTGAAATCTCCATTAACGTCTACATAGCCTTCGGGGTCAAAGACCATTTGCTTGGCATCACGCACTTCTGTCTTAATCTCTTGTATGTCGTTATCCCAGCCATGCTTCATCACACCTAGAAAATCTAAGAGCCATTTACGGGTCATCAAAGAGAGTTTGGGGCGCAAAGAGAGTTGGTCGGTGTGATATTGCAACATCGTCTGTACATTATCGGCAATGTCATTTCCCTGTGGTGAATTATCACTCCACACCGTAGGTTCAGGATTACGAGAGAGGGCGGCCGGTAGGAATGTTTCTGCCGCTTCGAAGAGCAAGTTTGCGGAAATAGAAGCGTTGTCGTCCACCCCCGATGGAGCGTTCATCTTCTGCTGGCCAAGGTAGAATGTCTTATTGGCCTGTTGCCTAAGCTCAATCTTTGGCTTGTAGTTTGCGTAGAGTAAATCCCACTTACGAGCGAGAGCGATTAATTCACCATCACTCATCGGTAATTCTAAAACATCTATCCTTTCACCTTGGACACCCTCACCATCAACGCCAGCACCCTGGCCTTTGACTTTATTGATGCCACTTTCCACAAGGTTGCGAACTCCTTGGATACTTAAAGCGAAAGGGTCAGATTTAGAATCTACGGACATTTTATGAGCCTAGTGGCCGGTTATTAACTTTAACTCCATACGTTCCTTGCTTATCAGATTTCTTTATCTCTCGGTGAGTAGCACCAGAGCTATCAGCAATCTTTTTAACAGCGAGAGCTTTCTTTTTATCTGTCATAAAAAATAGCGCACCCTGCGATGCGCCCAATTAGGGGTTAATAAAATTGTGATTACAGTATAGCACCAGCTTGTTTTTTGACAACATAGTTACGGAGTTGGATATGTTGGACAACAAGGGCGAGATTGCCTAAACCGTCCTTGTGAAGCTCTACTTTGCCATTCTTCATGGAGAAGAAATCTATGCGGTTCAACTCGTCAATGACATTCCAATACTTCAGCATTGTAACATACTGTGCCGCCGCATCATCGTCCATGAATATCGCAGTTTTAATAGATTCTGCCATAAGGTAATCCGTCAAATAAATCACCGCCAATAACTTCTGCCATTTGGTCTTGGAACTTATCCAATCCGACACGAGCATACAATGAAGCGTGAACCCAATGGTCCGGGCCGGAACGCTCCCACTTAAATCCTTTTTCCTTGTTCACCTGGCCGCTCTCATCATGCTCCCACTCACGATAGATGTTCAACCAGTGCGTGATGTAGTCATGCCAGTCTGATTCAGTGCCATTGAATGTCCAGCGCTTCTCGGTCAACTCGTCTATGAACTGTTGGATAGTCCTGTTGCGGTCAACCGATACTTCACCGTACTTGTCTCCCACTCCCCAATTCACTATTTCTCCAGTCTTACTGAAAGACCGATAGAAACACATGAATACTCGACCTGGGTACTTCTGTCGCAGAAGACGAATAGGTGTCAAGTCTCCATTGGCATCTGAAACTATTATAGCATTTGGCCAGCGTGCCAACATTCCCTCCAACTCTTTGGCGGGGTCTTTGCCGGTCATTGGGTCTGATAACTTTCCGTAATAGAAAAAACCTTGTTTGTTCGCCACAACGAAGTGATAGGGTACGCCTGTGTCCACGCCAATGATGGGACGTGCGCTCTGGTCATTTATCTTTGGATTGAGACATTTGATTATAGTCTGGGCTGAAACTTTATTACCCGAACCAACATACGGTAATCCAGCCACGAAGTTATTGAAATACTCGATGGTCTTTGTTTCCTTAAGGTTCTTAATATCCTTGGCTGACTTGGTGGGGCTAATCCACAATGGTATCCAATACCCACTCCATACTCCTTTGCTTGTGGCTATCCATTCTCCTTGTCGGCGCTCCTCATTGGTTATCTCTTCATGACATTTGGGACATTCAAATCGTTCCTTGTCGTAGTTGATACATGCTTCATCTAAGACAATCGTCACACCACAGCCATGCTTGATGTGCCATTTCTTCTGGTCGGAGAGCTTCCAAAACTTATCCACTCCGAAATCCGGTGCCGTCGGGTTGGAGAATACCCACTTGTATCCAAACTCTGAGTGCTGAAGGCGTGAGTCATATGTCTCCAAAATGTTCTGGGGAGATTTATCATATTCGTCTGCCACAAGCATGTCAAGGGACAACATGATAGCTGAGCGTTCTGTCTGTGCACCGAGATAGTGAATGAATGATTCACCAACCTGCTTTTGTTTAACTGAATCCTTGTCCACCATCCACTTGAGTAGAATAGGATTCTGTGCCGCCATTGGATTTACTTTTGAGCCAACGAAAGCCTGTACCATTTCAACAGTCGGGAGGATGTAGCCAATGTTTATCTTTCTATGCTTCGCTAGCCATAATGTCTTGAGTATAGCCATCGTGCTGAAACCAATCTGGGCGGCCTTTAAGCAACAGAGATATTTTGAATTGTCTCGATATATGTCAAAGAGATATTTATGATTCTTGAACTCTATGGGTTCTCCATTCTCTCGCAGTATTCCATGCTCCTGAATAAATGCGTGGATTGAGATTTGCTCAAGGAGGCTCATATCTTATTCTTTAGTTTTTCTTCATACTCTTTGGCAAGTCGTAGGGCTTCTTCGTTGGGTATGCTTATCTTCTCACCCTTAGAAGTTATGTCTGTCTTGGTGTCAGGATTTCCTTCCCCCATTTTCCAAACTAATTCGGCAGGCAATGTGGACATGAACTCCACCTTTTCATCATCTGGTAATGCCTCAAGATACTCACGAGCAAATGTCTTCATTGACTTAGCTCCCTTGGGCCTTCCACCTGGATTACCGGATTGACCTTTAACAAACCGATAACCCTTCAGCCAATCGTATTGTTTTTTATGCTGTTCCTGAGGCTCCTGTTCCATTACTATTAGCCATTAGCTTAAATCCCTTGCGTAATTGCCTTGCACACTTCATGCAGTATTGACTTCGTGATTTCATTGTAGTCTTTTGGTAAGGCATGTCAAATGACCATATCTTTATGAAGAGAGAGCGTTTGTAACATTTCTCACAGTGGGCGAAGAGTTTCATCGTCGTTGTGCCATTTCCCTGGCTAAATCCTTATAGTATTGGGGTACGACCAATGCTCCCGTGGTGGTAAGGATAATCCCCGCAAGGCTTACTGCGGTTGTAAGGGCGCTTTTAACGACAATTGCGGGGTCAAGAGGTAGGTTCAACATATCAAAACCTTGAAATCCAATTATTCTTGCGGGTTTTTCCATAGCATTCTTCAATATGGAATTTTCTGTTTCTATTTGAAGGAGGCAACTACCTGCTCCAGATACAACACCATCTTTCAATGCCAACTTTGAAGCGTTAGAAGCGTCAATAGTTTTCCTAATCTTCCATGAGAGTTCACTTTCAGAGTTAGCGCCGACTTTGAGGATAGCTACTTTAGTGTTTAACCAGCCTATTCTCACTTTCATTGAGTCATCTTTTGTTTCCTTAATTTTTTGTTCAATTTCTTTGATGTGTTCAGAAATATCCTTTGTGCCGTTGATGCGGGATTCATCATCTTCTGCTTTCCACGATTTTACTTTTCCCAGATATTCTTCTTTGAAGTTAGTAAAGGTAATTCCTTTTGAGAAATCAATAGGGGTTGCACCTGTCATTTTTTCCAAATCCTCATATAACCAATCTCTGAACATTACAGGGGCTTTTATAACCATTGTCCGAGTCAGTTCTTTACCTTTCAAAGATTCAACATTTGAAAGGGCTAATTTTGCCCGAACAGCAGGTTCAATTTCATTACAATACAATATGACTTCTCGTCTTTTAATCGCATTGTATACATGTTCAATTTGGCTTACCGACATTATTTTATCTTTCACAATGACGATGTTTGGGTTTTCAAAGGAAAGTTTTGCCACGACTTGCCCTTCTTCATTGAATTGCAACATGTCTAAAATCTTTTTTGCGCCATGAAGACGGATACCATCAACAATTTCGTAGAAAGTATCTGGTAGGTTTGAGGATTCAACTTCAATAATTCCTTCTCGGCCGATTTTGGGATAGATTTCACCGATTAACTTCCCTATTTCCTCGCTCTCGGCGGCAATCGTAGCAACTTTACCAATATCCTCTAAAGGGATTTCTTTTTTTTGCTTGTCTATCTCGGCGATTATTTTAGGTAACTCTTCATCCAACTGGCGTCTTAATTCTATAGGAGAAATATCACTTTTATTTCCTTCTTCCAAGATTGAGGCTGTTAAAATCGCCGTAGTCTTACGACCATCACCACATTCTATTTCTTGCTTATCGCAGGCTTCTTTAAGAAAATCAGCCCCCATTTGTTCCACAGGGTCATCCAAATAAATCATGTCCATTATCTTTTTACCATCATTGTATATGGCATGAAATGGTGGCAAATTTGTTTCAATAGCCATATTCCCCCCATTCGGTCCATAGGTAGGGGCGATTATGTCGTAGACAGTTCGTATGCCTTCTATAAGGCGGTCTCGTGAAGTATTAAAATCCTGGGTGTTATTTTTTGACATTTTTTTTAAATTTTTCAATTACTATTTTTGCTTCATCCCCCTTAACATTTAATTGCCACTGATAACCACATTGCTCTATGAAAGGTGTCAAAAAATGAAACAATGTTATGCTTCCCTTTTCACATAAAGTTAAAGTGTATTTTTCTTTCATTTTTTTGTGGGATATTCTATTGCGTAATTTGGCATCCACTTCTGTAAGGCCTGCCGGACATGGTATTTAAGGTAGTAGTCATTGGGGTCTCTTATTCTAAAAAACTCCGCATGGCCGCACCGAGTGCACACTTCTTCCACACCATCGGGAAAGTACCTTGTGATTTGGAAGTCGTGAAGCCATAGGCCGGATTTGCATTTACTTTGTGTCCAGGTCATTGTATTCTATCCCTAAAACAAATTCTGGGTCTACTTTCACGACATAGTGCTTAACCCCATCATTCTCTTGCGTTTCAAAACAACCATGAGGGCGGAAGAAAATAATATCACCAACATCTATCCCATAATCTTTAGGAAATAAAGGATTGGGAATTTGTATCACTTTTCCTTTCT